TAAGGAGTGGCACCAAGTACGCCTGTAACGCGCATTTTTCCCAGCACCACGGGAATTGCGCCAAAACGACTTGCCTGATTGCTAGCACCCGTAAACAAGTTTAGGCCTGCTGCGCTGCCAGGGTCAGGTGCTTGACCCGGCATACGCACAGGCGCAATAGCGTTTACTAATGCCATGCCGGCCATGTTAACGCTAGTTACTATTAGAGCTGTAGATACTGCAGTAGAAAACCCTGTTGCTGCGCTAAGTGCTTTGGCACCCCCACCAGGGCCTGCAACATAAGTAGCTATTGCTACAACAGCTAATGTTAGCAGCAATCTTGTGGTATTGCCACCTGCGGCTACGCACTTGTAGGCAACTGTCTGGCCTTCCAGTAACACAGTACTATCCCACTGGTCCTGTGCAATAGGTACTCCGTCTATTAAAATAACCAATTTGCTGGCCAGTCGCTCACTTACACTATACTTTTGTTTTACAAAATTGGCTAAGTCTTGTACGGTGGTACCTGCCACAGTCCAGTCGTATAAGACCTGTGTTTGCAGCGGATGTGGTACTCCGGTTAGTTGAATAGCAGATGGTTTTGCAGTATACTTGTAAAATCCTGCAAAACGCTTTGACCACTGCGCACTGTCCAATGACTCTACTACACTATCGCGGCCCTCGCGAGCGTGCAGGAACTTACGCTCACCAATGTACACACCCACGTGTGCTGGTTCACCATAAATATTAAACAAGCACAGGTCACCTGCCACACCATACTCAGCAACTTGCCACGAATCTTTGTAGGCGTCAAGGGCTTGTGAAACTTGCGGGTCGTGTGCTCCAGCATACAGCTCCGTATAGCTTGGTAATTCAATACCAAGTTCTTGCTGATAAAATAGTCTGGCTAAGCCCCAGCAGTCTACGCCACTTGTGTCTCTGCCATTGTCTTTGTAGGGTAACCCTATGTACTTGTTGTAATCCATTAGAATAGTCCTGGAAAGTAGCTGGGAATAAAATTATAGCACGGAAATGGTTCACGTGATAAGTTAATCATTGTTAACTCAAAAGTAATCGCATCCGCATTATACGTAGCTGATGTAATATAAAAACCAGGAAAACTTGCTTCCACAGTATTGGGCGTACCGCTCAATACAAGTTCAATACCTACTCGCACAGGTTTTGTTAATTCTGTGCGAATAAGTTCAATTGCTTCGCGTGTTACGTACTGTAAGGTAAGTGAGCAAGTACCAACCCCTGTGTCTTGTTCAGCAGGCAAGTTTAGGTTCATTGGCAAGAACACATAATTTTGACCACGGCTTGGTACACCATATACAATTTCTGCGTCTGTGGTTAGGCTAGCTAATCTGCCAGTATAACTATCCGCAAAACGAAATACTGGGGTAGTACTGGTATCAGGATCGTAAATAGTAAGCAGCATTATTAGTGTTTCTGACGTTTCTGACGAAAACATTGCACGAACGGCTGCTGCGCTTAGTGTGCTTATTCTGCTCATGGTAACACTTCTAGTTTAAGTGAAGTCTGCCAGTACCCTGGTGCAAGGTACTGCAGTTTAAAAAATTCGCCATCGCTTTGTGGAACAATGCGAACATCGATAGTAGTATAAAGACGTGGGTGAGTAAACTTAAAACGGTTTACTCCCTGCAAGTCATTGTTGATAAAAGTTTCTAGAGTTTGAGTTTGAGCTGTGGTTAGTATAAAGCTAACGTCCATGGTACTTGGACGACGGCTTCTGCGGCGTTGCTTTGCCGGACCCATGTCGGTTTGGGTTCGTATTACGTTAACACCAATACTTTCCGAAAACCCCTTTTGGGGGCTTTGCGGAAAGTTGCCTGCTGTTGGCCAGTTTGGAATTGCCATATTTTATCTCCTTGCTAGGGCAGGTCTAGTACCATAAGTGCTAGAGAATGCATTTTGTGTTGCGGAACCGGTTTTAGCCACTTCTTGAGCAACCATATCTCCAACAATAACTTCAATACGACGATTACCGCGCGAGTCGGTTGTTTCACGTGTTTCGGCTTGTGCAGTTGAATAGTTGTTGACAACTACTTCGACATTGCTGCCGCCACCGGGGTTACTAACTCCAAGGTTGCCGTTGCTGTCACGCTTTAGGGGCATAATAGCTTCTGGGCCTGCTTCGCCCATTAAACCTGTGCCTTTTGCAAACTTAAACATTGTTGGTGAATCTACTACACTATTGGTAAACGTACCACCTTTGGCAAATGCTTGTATACCATAGTCAAATGCTCCGCCTTTGGCCATTGGTAGTGTTGCTAGTTGCGCAGCAGTATATCCGCTACCCTCAAAACTACCACCAAAAATACTAGATACACCATTCATTAATCCAGGTCTAAAAGCCGCATATGCTGCTGTAGCTTGCAACTGCATTTCATATCTGATTAGGCCTTCTATCATAGAAGAAATCATGTCGTCAAAACTGAATTTACCTGTTTTGGCGAAAGTTACCATCGCGTCGCCCATGCTTTGAAAACTTTTCTCAAATACTTCTCCATAAGCTTTTTGGCGTTCTGAGTATTTAGAATCTTCTGCTGCTAGTTGGCGCTTTGCTTCCGACACAGATCTTACGCCAGATATTTCTGCAGTATATTTATTACGTATATTTTGTAATTCTTCGTCTATTTTTGCACGGGCCTCATCGCCTCCGGCTCCTTCTGCAATATTTCGATATTTTTGCATTAAACCCGTTACAGTTTTTAAATAATTGATTTCTAATGAAGCTAATTTACTAGTTTCTTCCTGTTCAATTTTTCTAAATTCAATAACAGACTTTCTATCTGCTATTTCTTGTGGCGTTAGTGCAAGTCTTTTAATATCTAATTCAAGTTGTATTTCGGACAACTCTAAAGACGTACTTTGCAAGATATTAAAAGTATCTTGTTTTATTTGTCTATTATTTAGTGCTTGGGTTTCTTTGTCAAATATATTTTTACTTAAATCTTGTTGTGTTTTTAATGCACTAGCACGTTCTCTATCTATTTTTGATTGGGACGCTCCAAGAATTTTGGTATTTTCTAGTTTAGCAAAACCAATTTCTAGCTCTCGTACACCGTCAACGATTCCGGACTTCTTTAGACCGGCAATATAAATTTCAAATTTTTGACGATCTGTAATTAATGAATTAATTTGTGTATCATACTCTATTTGAGACTGTTGATCCTCTAAGCCTCTACGACTTAATAGTTGTGCATCAGTTAAACCACCATTTTGTTGCCCTAATAACTCTAATGACTTAATTTGATTACCAATACCAATAGATTCGAGCTTTAGTGCATCATTACTTAAAGTATTGATTTCATCACGAATTTTTGCCTCGGTTTTGATATTATCTAGTTTTTGTTCTTTGGCAACTTTTGCTCGCTGTATTTCTGTACTCATTAATCCTGAAACTGAAGCTCGCATGCTTTCAATAACAGCAGCTACTCTTGGACTATCTTTGCCGATAGTATTCATAGCCTGAATTAATTCTTTTAAGAAACTCTGTCCAGTTGGGGCACCTTTTCCACCAGCAACAAATGCTTGAAATCTTTGTCCAAGTGCTACTTCTGCTTCTGCACTAGAAACAGAAGGCATATTTCCTGCCATTCTATCTCGTGGATCTGCATTTCCTGCGACTTCTTTTATTGTGCTTAAATTAAGGGCAGCTGTATTGGCTATGGTTGCTGCAATTTGTTGATACTGTGCGCGAAGCATGTCTTCTTGCAGCTTAATCATTTGAGATTGCAGTCCAAGTTCTTTTTGATTTAGTTGCGATTCTATTCTTGCCACACCAGGAACATTACCAATCATTCCAAGAATGCCTTTGGCTAATTCAATTCGCCCTTTTTCAAAAGCTTCATTTAGTCCACGAGCTACTAAATTAGTGCCTGTGATGAACGCATCTACTGCAAGTTCCTTGAACTTAGGACTATTCATCAGTTCGGCAATCTTTGCGCGCTCTTCTGTGTCTTTTTTAGTTAGTGCTGCTATTTGTGCTTGTTTACTATCTAGTCTTTCTGCGGCAGCTTCTAAGGCATCCAATTGGCTGGTATCCCCACCTTGAGCAAGTACCATTTGTCTGTCTACACCACCATACATTTTGTCAAGTTTTTGATATTCTAGTTGTAAAGCTACTACTTCTTGACGGGCTGTTTTTAGTTGAACTGTAGTTTGGCCGTGTTTTTGGTTTAAACTATCAATTTCTGGTTTAAGTCTATTTACTTGCTGTACTAAAGCTGGATTAAATACACCAAGTATTGATGTTTCTTCTAATAGCTTTTTCATAGTACCAATACCAGCAATAGGATCTTCTAAAGCCCCTACCATTTTTACGGAAGAACTGGCCATATCACTACCTAACTTAGATAGTGGTGACTGGTCTATAGCTGATTTTGTAAATTCAAGATATGTAGTGTTTAACTTTTTAATGCTTTCGTCAAATTCAGTACTGCGACTGGCTACATTACTTTGAGCATTAGCAACTTTCTTTAGTGCTTTTTCAATATTTTCAATCTTCTTGGCAGCTTCTGGTCCGCCAGACTTAATAGCTTCTAGCCATTGAAGTTGGCTATCACCCACGGCCCCTAGTTCTGCTGTTACTGTTTTTAATGCAGTTTCGCGTGCTATATCACTATCAATAGCAGCAATAGTTTTTACAATGTTTGATACAGTTGCTTCGGCAAACTTACTTAACTGATCTCTGCCAATTAGACTTGCAAGATTATCAGTAAATCTATCCCAACTTTTAGTTGCTTTGTCCAGCTCTTCAAACTTTTCACGAACGGTAGTTAGTCCATCTACTAATCCCTGTAAGGCATTAGCTTGTGCGTTTAGTGCTTGCGACTGAAATAATACTTCTGGTTTTTGTTTACTTAAAAATGCTAATGTTCGATCGTATGTTTTGATCATTTCATTAGAAGTTTCAATTGCATCTGAAAAGCCTTTGGCCTGTTCTGCATTTTTAGTAAACCAACTATCAATAAGCATGGCTATACCAACTATGGCACCACCTAATCCGATAAGTCCTTGTAGTGCTCCAACAACCCCAGTAATAGCGGTAACTGCAATAGTAGCGGCACCCTTAATTCCTGTTAGACCTTTACGAATTGGTCCCATATCAGATTCTGCTAATGACTTTTTCAATTCTGAAAAAGCTCCAAATACCCCAATAGTACCAGTATCTGAACTGGCTGTACTTATAATCTGCTTACTAGCCGCTATATCTGCAGTACGCTTAGCTAAAATTTCTGCACGACCACGAGCAGTCCATAAACTTTGTTGCTGATTTAATTTACGTGTTGTTTCTTCTACTACCCGACCGTATGCTTGCTCTGCACTTTTACTAGCGTTAATCGCTTTTGCTGCTTCATAGTAGCGACTAGCAATATCTAATTTACCTTGCTTTTCATAGCGCGCACCTACTTTGTTTAAGTAGTCTAGTTCTTCTTTACTAACATCTTGCGCAGCTTTTTGAAGTATAGCATATCCCTTGGATTGTTTGCCGAAACTTGTACTACGTAATTCTTCAATTCTTTTTACTGCAGCATCCGCCGCCGCAACTTCTTTTTCAGCAGCATTCTCAGCCATTTGTTTAACTTTGGTGGCTTGAGATTCTTGAGCTTTCTTTGCCTCCGCAGCACGATATTCAGCCGCTTCTTTAGAAGCTTTTGCACTTGCTAATAAGCCTTCACGATATTGAGTGATAGCAGGTAATGCTTGTTTTACCAACATTGCCGATAAGTATGCAATACCTGCCGTTAGAGCACCAGGACTCTGACTTAAACTATTTAACACAGGTCCCAGGTATTTATTAACCACTTCTAGGCCATTTTGTGCTAAGTCTTTTAAACTAGCTAATAGCTTATCGTAAGGATTAGTAGGTATATTAATTGCATTAAACTTATCTGTACCTTCTTGAAGTACTGCATTCGCAAAAGCTTGGCGACGTTCAAAATCAGTTAGTGCAGTTACACTTTTACCTACACTAAGTGCATACTTTTCAGTTGCAGGCCCAATTTTAGTAAACAAACCAAGTTCGTCTAATAATTCTGGCTCTAACTTAACAATACCGCGCGTTAATCTGCTGACAGCATCTGTCATACTTAAACCAAGTGCTTGTGAGGCATTTTTAGCAACACTGCCCAATTGCATTAATTGTTTTGAACTCATGCCAGCACTTGTTGCTTTTGCAGTAGCTTCCATTGCATCACGCAAACTTAAAGCTCCGCCGCTGGCCGTGGCTAAATTTTTTGCTAGTGTGCCAAGGCTTTGTCCGCTTGTTGCCCCTAGTTGGTTAAGACCTTCTACCATATTGGTAGTATTCATAGCCTCGCGCAAACTATTAAATGCCGCACCAACAGCAAATAAGTTAGCCGCAACGGTAGCGTATAGTCGCACCAATCCACCCAAGCCTTGCGATTCTTTTGCAAAGTCACGTGCGCTTGCGCCTGTACC